TTTCATCTCTGTAATAATAAACACAGGCAAAATGCCCATTTTCTGGGCATTAATTGCCAACTCAAGTAATGCTGTTGTTTTACCTGTGTTACTGTGTCCTCTTAAGAGATTAATATGTCCTACTGCTGCACCCGGAAGTGAAGTTGAATCTTGTAATGCTTCAGAAAATGGAATCCATCTTTGTTCTTTAAACTTAACAGTTGTGTTAAGTAGTTTTTTTTCTTTAAATTTATCTAGATTAAAACTAGCTTTCATTTCAGCAGAGACCGCTGTCATTAAAGATTCTTTCTTTTTGGCCATATAAGTTTTTATTTATTTAGAATGGTGAGCCTTCGCCTTCTTCTTCGTCGTCAAACAAAGCGTCGAACTTATCCGCTTTAGATACTTTAGCTACTGGTGCTGCCTTCAAACTATAGTTTGTTTTAGGCTCTTCTTGTGCTTTAGCAATGATCGGATCTTCATCTTCATCTACTTCAACTGCTACTGTTTCTTCAACTTCTGGGTTTAAGAAATTAGCTAAAATAGTTTTAAGATCATCAAACGCAGTTTTGCGTTGTAACTCAAGAACATTTGGTTGCTCAGTTAACCACATTTTGATAGTTTCTTTATCAGAACCTAGTGGTGACGTTTTAGGTTTAACACGAATTGATGATTTCAATCCTTGACGACCACCAATATCACCTGTTACTACATCAACTGTAAAGTCACGTCCTTCGTTGATGTCAGTGAAATCTCCATAATCCTCATCCTCAGCAATACCTAATAATTGCATATAGATTTCTTTTCCGAACTCCCAAAGGCGAACACCTTTTTCTTCTTCACCACGAACAACTACAGGAGCAAAAACTCTCATTTTTGGATCTAATTTCTTAGCCAATTGCCAGTTTTCTTTTTCTTGTGTAGTACGAAGTGATTTTGCAAACTCAACAATTGGATCTTTTTCACCCCAGTTGGTTAGAGCATAAATTGGGAATTTTGAGAACCCGTAGTGTACGAACACTTCTTGAAATGGGTTACTCTTGTTTAATACTGAAGGTACCACTCGGATTTGATACTTACCTTCGGCTTTAGGCTTCCAATAATACTTGGAATAGTCAACCTTTTCTTTCTTGGCGCCTGATGACTGTAGAGAGCTTAATCTCTGTTTAATCGCATTGATGTCCATTTTTATTTGGTTTTAAATTGTTACTATTTAATATACTACATTTTTATTAATAGGCCAAGTTAGCTAATACAAGCTTTTAAAATGCCTTTTCTCGTAGTGTTTCTTTAACGTTACGTACCTTATAATTCAATGATCTTGAATACCTTTGTATTCAATTGTTTTAATTCATTATGTTGGGTTAATAATATACTATTTTTATAGTGAGGCCAATTTACTCTATAAGCCATATCAACTACTCCTCCATTCAACTTTTTAATAAGTTCATTTAGAGCGTTTATAGTATAAAGTGTATTGGTTTCTTTTTTACGATGAACTAGAATTGTATTCTCGGGGATTGAATTTACATTACCTTGATCGACATTATATGTGATAACATATTCATTTGTGCTTTTAACAAATAACACAAACATTTTGTTGTACATGATAGTGTAGACAGTAGATAATTCACTTACCAACTCATCTAATTCCTCACCACTTGTGAATGTGCAAAATAACTTATTATTCAAATCCTTAATATTAGCGTTGTTCGCGTCATACATATCATAGTTTGATTTAAAAGTCATAATTCTTCCCTCCATTAATTTTTATTGATAACTTCATTTCCTTAAATATATTTTTGATCTGTTCTAATTCTTGCTCTTCATCTTCATCCCAATCAAGTAGAAATGAGTCATATGTGTATAAAACTATTTTAGTATTTTTACCTGTTAATATCTTATGAATCTTAAGTAGTATACTTATGTTTGTAGATGTTTCTAGGTTTTGTAAAATATAATTGAATAATTTTTGTGGATTCATATTCTCTAATGAATCCTTTTTAAACATATAACCTGATATAGGGGCGTTAATAAAGCCTTGTTCATTAAACAATTTCCATTGTTTTTGAACATATGTTTGAATTTTTTGGAAAAATGGAAGTGATTTGTATTCTTCAAATACTCCTCCATATAACTGCTTAAATGTTAGTTCTTTTGCTTTAGCGTAGTCTACGCCATACATGCTAGCAAAATCAGCGTGAATATCAGGGTTACTAAATTCATGAGAAACCAGTTGTCCAGCCAAAGTCGGATGGTATGCAGAAATATCAATTTCAAGAAATTCATTGTTTTGTGGTATAAAGCTTGCTCTTGAGTGGTTGTCTTTCTTTAGAGCAGCGAAGTTAATGCTATTAAATGCATTGGATGGGCGTCTGGTTGTAGTATTAAGGTTATATTGAGTAAACACCCTACTATCGTGTATCGAGTATAAGCTATTATTTGGTTCATAGTATTTATAAAACTTGTCTTCATTAATTTTAATTCCATTCTTTTCAATTCCAAAAAATGCTAAAGCACCTTTATTATAAAATTTAACATATTCTGGTTTTGGGTCCAATATAATTTGTTGGAGTTGAGTATAAATATTCTCACAAACCTCATAATGCTTAACTATAGGAATTATTTTATTAATATCTGTTTTATTAGGATGTTTCCTATAAAAAATATCAAATACAGGTTCAGATGGTGTTTCTATATGTTTAATAGAAGAAATATCTGTTACTTTATTTAATTGAAAGTAGTATAGAAATGATTTTTTATCCCTAACATAAACTGTGTCTATATGTTTTAATAATTTTTCAAGATATGTTTTTCCAAGTGACATTGTTTCACTGTGGTCAATACAAAACATATATCCTTTAGAATCATAAGTTGGTCTAATATAGACTAAACATACATCATTTAAAGCAGGATGAATATGGTTATGATAAGGAATAATCTCAACAAAGACTTCTTTATAGTCCTGATTAAAAAATTCTCTTAATTGATCTTTAGTTTCTACTAACCAATACATAACCTTTATTTTCTAATAATATAATAATAAAGATTTTATAAGCCAAGTTTTATTAAAGTGTATAAACATTAAACATTTATAATATATTTGGCTTTTAAAGTTAAATAGGTTTCGTAATATTCATTCCACCCCTCTATCCACATAGATTGGTCTACGTAGTCTTTAACTTTTAGAACACTTTGATAAATAAATTCGTAGTCAACACTTGGATCTAAGCTGTTCTCAATTCCTTGAATAATTAATCCTGCATTTTGGTAATACTCTGCAATCAAATCATCGTAATACACGTCACCTCTGTAATGCTCTCTCAATGTTCTCATTGCCGTTAACTCAGGACCGTCATCTAACAATCCTTTAAACTGAACTGTTGCTGTTGTAAGATAACAACCTCCAACCTTAGTTGCTGTAAAACTATCAATAAGTGTTCCTGTAAAACTATTAATTCTAAAGGTTGCAGTACCCACAGAAGAATCAAAAGGACTACCTGCACCAAAGTTAATAAAATACATAGTATTACCAATACTTACATCAAATACTCCATATCTTCCAAAATAAAATAAGTCATTATAAGCACCATTCAAGTCGTTAAATTGATTTGGGTTTGCTATTGCACTTGCAGATATTGAATAGAAAAACATTTGTTGACCATTTAGATAACCTTGTGATTCCTGTTCACCATCAGCAACACCTTCAATATACAACCTACCACTTTTAGTAAAAGTCACAGTATTTGTTGTGTAATCAATATTCCCATCATTAAAAGCAAAATCTCCAGGTGCAAATCCACCTCCACTTGCCCAACCAGTTGTACCAAATATACTACCAATACTTGCTTTTGGTGTTACCATAACATTAGAAATAACACTTACGTCTTTATTTAGAATCTGTATTCCCATATTATGCTAATGTTACCCAAGTTGGGTCTGGTGTGAAATAAATTGTGTCTGATAAAGTTGTTTTATACCCAATAACTCTAACTACATGGTTTGATGAAGAAGGTGGTGTTGCTGTTATTAAACCAGATGAAGTAGCAACATACAAAATTGATCCAGTTGCTGTTGTATATGAAGAACTAGCCGCATATCCTCTAACTAATAATCCTTGTGTTGTTGGTGATGAGCCAACTGCTATACCTAACATACCTGTACTACTACCTGTTGAATTAGCATTTGCAAGTGACCATGTACCAGATGAACTAAGAAAGTATAGTTGTCCTGTTGTTAGTGTACCTGCTCCAAATCTTACTATTTCACCATTAAATGCAGGAGATGTTGGTGGTGTAAATATTAATGAACCGCTAACAGTTAATGAACTTGTGACTTGGATATTTTGTGCAGAAAGTCCTCGGACATTTAAAACTTGCCCTCCAGGATTAAAAGTTATTCTATCTGAGGTGTATAAAGCTTCATTTGATGCTGGTGTGTTATTAGAATCTACAAATGTAGGATAAAAAACAGCATTTACACTACTTGATATTGTTCGTACAGTTTTAGCTGCTTCTGCTGATGTTGCATCTATTGCTATAATAGCATTTGAAGCGCTTTGTGCCCATGATGCTGTTCCAAATAATGAACCAGTAATACTACCACTTACTCTTAATGAGCCTGTAATTTGGAATTGTGAACCAGAGGCAAAGACTAGATTTGATCTAGCAGCGCCACTAGTTCCATTTCCTATAATAAATGCACTTTCTGCTGATGAGAATAGGTTATATTGACCTTGGACGTGTTGATATGAGCCTGATGCTACTGTATTAAATCCTTCAGCATGAGATCCTTGTCCAATTGCTTGAGTAGCGGCACCTTCTGCATGTGAATTGTCTCCAATTGCTTGTGTATTATTACCTTCTGCATGCGAATTGGATCCAGATGCTACTGTATCTCGACCTTCTGCGTGTGAAAATGCTCCAATTGATATTGCACTTCGACCTTCAGCGTGTGACCATGATCCAGATGCTATTGTACCTAATCCTTCAGCGTGTGAATATGATCCAGATGCGTGTGTACTATTTCCTTCTGCATGAGAATAAATTCCTGATGCTGTGTTGGCTAATCCTTGTACATGAGAGAATAAACCTGATGCTAATGAGGCTGAACCTTGGTTAAATGATCCAGTTACCCCTAAACTACCTGTTATTAAAGCAGAACCAGTAATTTGAAATTGTGAACCAGAGGCAAAGACTAAGTTTGATCGGTTAGCATCATTAATTCCATTTCCTATAATAAATGCACTTTCTGCTGATGAAGATATGTTATATTGTCCTTGGACGTGTTGATATGAGCCTGATGCTACTGTACCTAATCCTTCTGCGTGTGACCAGGTTCCAAGGGCTTTAGTATTAGCACCTTCAGCGTGTGACCAGTCTCCAGATGCTGATGTCCTTCGACCTTCTGCATGTGAATATGGTCCAATTGCTTTAGTTTCTGCACCTTCAGCGTGTGAAGCAAATCCAGATGCTATTGTACCTTCTCCTTCTGCGTGTGAAACATCTCCAATTGCTTGAGTTTCAACACCTTCTGCGTGTGAAAATCCTCCAACTGCTATTGTAAGATAACCTTCTGCGTGTGAACCACCTCCAATTGCATTAGTACCACGTCCTTCAGCATGTGAAGATGCTCCTACTGCTATTGTTTCTCGACCTTCTGCATGTGAAGATCCTCCAACTGCTGCGCTAGTATTTCCTTCTGCGTGTGAATAATCTCCAGGTATAGTTGAATCGCCGATCCAGCCGCTTACTCCATAATTTAAACTACCTACATATGCTGTTGTAGTAGTTACACTTGTATCAACTAATTCTACAATTGTGTTTGGAGATGAAAAATAAGATTGACTTATAATAAAAGTGGATGTTCCATAAATAGCATCAAATGGAGTATCGTATAATAATAAGTTATTATCAGTTGCAAACTCTAGGCTTACATCACCATATGTAGAGTTTAAAGTTACAACTCCAGAAGATACAGTTGATGCGTATGCAGTTGTAATTCCTGTTTTGGTACTTGAACCTTCCGCGTGTGAACTATTTCCAATTGCATTAGTAGTACTACCTTCTGCGTGAGAGTAGGATCCAGATGTTATTGTACCATTACCTTCAGCGTGTGAATACGATCCAGATGTTGTTCCTGTTCCTTCAGCGTGTGAATAGTCTCCAACTGCTATTCCTACTCCTTCTGCGTGTGAAACATCTCCAATTGCTAAACTAGTACCTTCTGCGTGTGAATAATTACCTTCAGCTAATGAATTACTACCTTCTGCGTGTGAATAGTTTCCAAATGCTCGACTAAGAGATCCTTCTGCATGTGAATACGATCCAGATGTGTGTGTACTATCTCCTTCAGCATGTGAATAGATTCCTGATGCTGTAGTTAATAGTCCTTGTACATGAGAGAATAATCCTGATGCAATTGAAGCTGATCCTTGATTAAGTGTTCCTTGTATTGAAGTTGAGCCTGTAACTCCTAAACTACCTGTTATTAGAGCGGAGCCGGTAAATGGGAATGCTGCTCCACCTGCTGTAGATACTGTTATTACATTACCACTTGAGTCAACTGCTAAGTTTGCTGTGGCTGTTCCTGGGAATGATGATGCATTAGTATATGCAGGTAACACCATTTGAAGGGTACCAAGATTCCAAGTAATAACTTCACCAGTACTACTAGCGTTTGTACCTTTGAGTATTCTAATTCTGTTTTGATAAAGATCGATAAATGAAGCGGATGTGTAAGTCCCACCAGGAGCATTAAATCCTATTTGACCTCCTTCATTTACACTATCACGTGCTCCTAGAGTTAATGTATTTTCACTTGGTCCTAAACTACTTGATCCTATAGTAACACTACCTGTAATTAATACATTTTGGTTTAGTGTGTTAACAAAAGAAGCAGTAGAAGAATTAGTAGCCCATGATGCTGTCCCAACTGTGTTTCCTAGATGCGATCCCGTGAGTGAAGTGGCGCTAACAGCCCCTACACTCAATAAATTTCCACCTGGATTGTAATTAAAAGTAGCATCGCCATCTGCATATAGTATAGTATCGCCTGCGCCACCAGCAAATACTGGATAGTAGGTTCCTGCCGTATTGATTGAATTTACTTGAAAAGTTCCTTTATGAGTACCGGTTGAAGTATATGCTCCTCCTAACGTATTAGTGCTAGGATTGTAGGTAATACCTGAAGTATCTGCTAATATACCCGTAACTCCTGTCGTAGAAGCCAAACCAAGATACATGTCAGAGTTTGCTGTTGTTACAGTTACTACAGCGTTTGTAGCGTTAGTTGCCCAAGATGCTGTACCTATTAAAGCACCAGTTAATGAACCTGTAAATGAGGCTGTGACAGAATTTAATATGGCGTTTGAGCCAGATACAACGACTTTTTTCCAGTTTGGCATAGTAATATTATAATGTTGTGGTTAGATACATACATTTATGCCATGTATATGCCTACTTCCTTACGGCCAACAACAGATGTTTATTATAAATATTACGAAGGAATATTGGATGACTGTTTTTTAGCTTTCTTCTCTTCTCTTTCAATAATCTCCTGAAGTGCAGCTTGTTTCTCAACATCTTGTTGAGTTAACATCCGCTGGATCTCTGCTAGTTCAGTCTCAATTTTAATTTGAAGACTAGCTAAGAATTTAGCATCTGTACCTTTAATTGTTACTAAATCTAATGATTGTCTAAGGAATTGTAGTTCGTTAAAACTAAAATCTACCGCGAATAAATCCATAACTTTTTATTTTTATTATTATTTAGATGGATAATCTAAATATTGTTTTTGTAGTTTCAAAACTAATTCGTAGAACATTTCAACATGCTCCCCTCTTAAATTTACATTTTTTAAGAGGGTAAGCAAGTATTCTAATTCTTGTTGGCTTAGTTGGTTAGTATCAACCTGTTTTTCTGTTGGTTGAAACTTATTTCTGAGATCGTCGAGCATTGACATAACTTTTCTAGTTTTTTATTATCCGTAAATGAAAATATCCCCAGCATTTGTAATCCACATATTACCAGATCCATTTGATCCTGTACCCCATGTTGGAGGAACAGCATTTGATGGGTTTGAAGCTTGGTTGATTTTTGCTGTTACTACATACTCACTAACTGTTGGTGCAGTTGTGGTTCCTAATGTATCAAATGCTACAGCGAAACGACCATATGGGCCATGATCAGTACCTGTACCTGCATCTAAGTAAAATGCTGATCCAGATCCTGCCGCGTTGTATTGTGTTATCCAACCTGAGTCTGATAATGTTGCTGATCCACTATTAATTAAGATAAATTTATCTCTAATGTTTAAGTTATCAGTGTTTGTAAACGATGCTGTTCCCGCTACTGTTAAGTTACCTGTTAATGTAGCATTACCAGTTACAGATAATGTAGTACCATCAAATGTTAAGTTAGATTCACCATTAATAGTACCACCAACGTTTGCTGTTAATAATCTATTATCAGCGGCATTAGTAATAGCATTTGTAATATTAGACGCTGAGTTAGCAGTTTGTGCTAATGTTGCGAATGAAGCACTTACTGCTTGTAACACATAACTTGCAGTTTGAGCTGTTACAACAAATGAAGCTGTGTTAGCAGTTTGGGCTAAAGTAGCGAATGAGGCACTAACAGCCTGTAATACATAAGAAGCTGATATAGCTGAAGAAGCTGATGTGGCAAATGAAGCTGTTCCAGTTAATGGACCAAAATGAGATCCAGTAAATGAACCTGTTAATGCTGAAGAAGCTCCTGTTAATTGAATAGAGGTAGCACCTGTAATTGTTGTACCATTATCTGTTAAACTTGAGTTAGCAAATGCAGCTCCAGTCCATTTAGTGATAGCATTAGTACTTAATGCTGATGCTCCACTTACAGCTACAGTTTGAGCTGTTCCACCATTATAAGTGAAAGCAGTTACACCTGTACCTTGAGTTAAATTAGCTGATACTACTCCTGCTGAGGCGTAAGAAGCTGTTATAGCTTGAGAGGCAGTTGTAGATAATGTGTTTGTTGTAGCATTAAATGTTAATCCTGCTGAGTCAACTAATTGTGCTCTATTTCCTGTAGTACCATCAACAAATGTTACATAATAAGGGCCTGTTCCTGTAGTTGTATCAGTTACAGCTGTATTTACAGCATTTGTTGCTGTTGTGGCTTGAGAAGCACTTGTTGCAAAAGAAGCAGTCCCAGTTAAAGCACCTGTTAATGAACCGGTAAATGAAGCTGAAACTGATGTAACACTAATTGCAGCTGGTAGGAAAGAATTTCCTAAAGTACCTGCATTGATATTAGATGCGTTTTGATAAAAAGAAGCTGCTTGACCATTTAATTGAGAAGCATTTGTAGCAAATGAAGCACTTACTGCTTGTAATACATAAGATGCAGTATTAGCAGTTTGGGCTAATGTTGCAAACGAAGCACTTACTGCTTGTGTTACAAATGATGCTGTTGTAGCATATGAAGCAGTTAAAATACTATTTGCTCCAAATGGACCAGCAACACCAGAAGCAGTAACATAAGATGCGGTTGCAGCTGTAAGAGAGCCAGTACCAAAATATCCTAATTGACCTGTTGATGGGTTGTATGATACAAAATTAGCTTGCTGTGCACTAGGTAATGTAGCATTAACTCCACCACTAGCTGTTATTTGATTAAGCTCCGCGTTTGATCCGGAGACTATGACTTTCTTCCAAGTTGCCATTTTTTATGTTTTTTGTTTTGTTATAAATATATATAAAAGATACTAGATTAATCTATTCCTACAAAAAAGTTTGTTGAAGTAAATAAAATACCTCCATTAGGTGCAACACCTGAAGGAGTTGTTGATGATGTAGAAAATATTATTAATCCACTTTGTGATACTTGTAATAAATTATTATTATTAGTACCTAATACTTGTATAGGATTATTTGCTGATGATGTGATTTGTATTCCATCATTTATTACAAAAGTAGTAATTAAGTTTCTTACTAAAAAGAAATCATTACTTGCAAAAGCAGGATTAGATACTATACTAGAATTAGTACTTACAAATAAAACAGACCCAGTTGTATTAAATGAACCTGTGACTTGTAAATTATCAGTTGCTCCCCAATATGAACCAAAATCTACAAACGGACCACTACTTCCTGTTCCAGGAGGTCCTGCTGGTCCTTGTGGTCCTACTGTAGCTATTTCAATTACATTAACAAGAGGTTGAGTGACAGTAATGTTATTCCCAGATTCAGGAATAACTGTTATATAATTAAATGAAGAATTATCTTTTACTGTGTTACTCATGAAACTTTACCACGTGTTAGATTTATTATAAATATCAATAAAGAGCATTCCAACTTGTTCCATCAAAGAAATAAGGTTTTGAAGGTATACTTGATGATACGGCAAATGATCCTGTGGCTACTCCTGCTGGTAAAGGATGTTGTGGGATTAAAGTTAAGACATTAGATAAGGATAATGATCCTGTAGCTACAGGACCAGCAGGACCTTGAGGACCTATAGGACCTTGAGTTACTACTTCTATAACTCTCATCTAGTTACTTCTTTAGAAAGTTGAACTTGTCCTTCAATTAATCTTACAGTATATGGGCAGTTACTACCAGAATATATTTCTAAGTCGTAATAAGCGTTAGTAAAGTTGAGTAATGACGAGGTACATGAAGCTATATATATTCCGATAGAGCCAGATGATGGTGGATTAGTTCCACTGCTACCGCTAAAATTTAGGCCAGTACCATCAGCATTTAAAGAGCTAGATAATGTAAGATAAATAGTATTAGAATCTACTGTAGGGCGTAATTGCATTCGCCCACTATACCCAGTTAAATCAACTGGGGTTTGGTTGCTATCCTTATATATTAGTTCTAATTGGAATGTAGTTCCTTGTTCTATTGTAAATGAATATCTTCCTGCTGACATAGTAGTATTTTGCTATAAATATTATTGTTTATTATTTTATGCTATTTCAAAACTTCCATTCCAAAGGAATCTATCACTATTAGCCCAAGTAAATGGTTGAGTTGCGTTTATGTCATTAGCCGTGCCTCCAACAGCTTGGTATTGTATAGCTGTTTTATAATTAAATCCAGCGCGTGCTCCATTTACTGTGGCATTGTACCATGCTGTTCCATTATCTAGTAAATTTGCTGTCATTAATATAGCATCTGCGTGTGACGCTGTAAATGGCATTGATATATACCATTCCCCAGTGCCAAATGTTGTAGTTGATCCCATTGCTACATTACCTCTTACAAAACACGTCTTACCAATTACTTTATATTGACCTGTTATTGTTCCATTTCCAATTACAGGATTTACAGATGCTGCTGTCCAAACTGGGGTGTATGAAGTCCAAGCGGTATTATTAATAGTAGCACCATTCACTGATGAAGCTGTTGCGGCACTAGTAGCCCAACTTGCAGTACCAAATAATGAGCCTGTAAATGATCCACTGAATGAACCTGTGTTTGATAAAAATTGGTCTACACGGTTTGCAGTTACTATTAAAGAAGGAATACCTGGCACTACTCCAAATGCTGGTTCAGCATGTAAACGTACATTTGCGTCTGGTGAATACCACATTAGTTGAAAGTAATCACCTGCAGCTGCATTTACAAAGAAATTCCACGCTGCGACATAATGAGCTCCGTTTCCTTGGAGTTGTACTGATGTTGCTGTATATGTTAAATTTGATCCATTTTTTCTAATCCATATCCATATCTCATCAGTTCCACTATCTGTTTTATCTACTTGAGCAGAAAATTGTATATCATATACACCAGCATTTGCTACTTTAATATATGTGTTAAAAGGATTTGTAGAACCAGAAACAGATACACCATTTGTAATATCTGTTGTATTAAGAGACATTGAGCGAGCAGTACCAGCAACATTAGTTTGAGTTGTTGTGTCATAAAAAGATCCATAGGATCCTGTTGCTGTATTAAATCCTCCTCCACCAGCTGTTGAACTAATTGTAACTTGCCCAACCCCATTAGTTGGCGATAAGGATATATTAGCACCAGCTAATAATTGAGTTACTCCACCATTAGCTGCATAAGAAGCACTTATAGCATTTGTAACACTTCCTGAAAAGAAAGAAGCACTTATACCTGTAATCCCACTTCCATCACCAAAAAATGACCCAGAAAATGATCCTGAGTAAGATTGGAAATTAACATCTATAGGAAAAAATTCTGCCATTATCTATAGTATTTGATATAGTCCATTTTTAAAAACTCATTTAATCCATAAACATTTTCTTTTACCTCAGTACTAGTTATGGAATAATAATTAAAATTAGTCACAGTTTGAATATCACCAGTTAACATCCATTTAATATAAAATGGTTTATACACAAAATATCTAGGATTTTTATTTGCATTTAATGTATTGTACTGGTCTTGTGTAATTTCTTCAAAAATATATTCATTTCTTTTTTTAGAAAAATATCTAATAAAAGTTCCATACTCATAGTCTTTTTCTGTTGGATAAAGTGGTGGGGTAGAAGAAGTAGTAAGTGAAGGTGGTATGTAATCATTTGTTGGGCCTTCAATAGGTCTTTTTATAAGAGGTAAATTATCTCCATCTCCTGGGAATTTTCCAGTAAATGCTTTTCCATTAAATAAAGTGTAATAATTACCATAATATTCAAATCCTTGATTATTTGGTCTAAAAGGATCTAAATAAGCATATTCTCCATTAGAATATTGGTTAGATTTTATTTTATTTTTAGGTATATAAGCCATCTTAAATTTTTTATCCTAAAATAGGTATTTTAAGTACTACAACATTCCATTTATCAGCTTTTTTACTCTTATAAACAAAATCTGTTTTGTAATTATCATCATTATCAGTAGCCCAATTATACTTAGTATATAATTTATTTTGGTAATATTGAGAGTGGAAATTTGATCCTATTCCATCTGTATTCCAGTAACAAACTGCGTCTCCAGCTACCCATGGTATTACTTTTCCACTACTATCTTTTGGTCCATTTTTAACTAAATCTATAGCTTGAGCCTTTGTTAATCCAGTAAATGTATATTTTGTCCAACCTAAATTAACTAATTTATCATGATGAGCAGAATCTTTAGCTGATACTCCACCTGAGTCACCTTTTCTCATTTCTCTAGGTTTTGCTCCTTTTAATATTTCAGCAACATTTATAGCCATAGTTCCAGTTCCTCTAGCACATTGTCCTTTAGTTTGGCCTTTAGAGAAAGCAGCTTGCATTGCTTTTAAAATTATTTCCTCATGCTTACCACTTGGAGTTCCATTACTTTGTACATTATCATTACCTATTGGGAACTCTCCATTAGGTCCGTCATTTTTAGTATCTGATCTTTTTGGAGGTGTTTTTAAACCATGAGTTTTAATAGCTGGTAGAGCTTTTGTAGATCCTCTTCCAGTATATTTAGGTCCTGAGATACTTGTTATAGTAGTGGTCCAATCATTATTTTGAATACGATGAGATACTCCTGTTATAATAAATTGGATTGCATCTTTATATTTAGGAGGAAGTAATCGAGTATCAGCAGTATATGATTCATATATTCTCATACCGCTTAATCCATCCATTGTTAATTCAGCGTTAATAGGTATAAATCCAATACCAGGTATAAATCCTTCTTTAGTATACAAACCAGTTTCATATTTAAATAAATCAACAGCCGCGTCTCTTGAGCCATCTATTTGTTGATCTGTAATGTTTCCGTCATTAATAGCTGTATATAAGTTTTGTACTAGACCTATATTCACATAGAATTTTTGGTCTATATCTGCTGTGGTAGTACCTTTGGCGCCATTTTTAGTATCTTTTTCTAAAATAATTCTATCTACTAAACCTACATTCCATCTACTTAAAGCAGTAGCATTTTCACCTACAACATTCCCATTAGCTTGAGCTCCAACAGTTACTTGAGTAGCAAAATTATTTGATAATTGAGTTTTAACTGTAGCGTCTCTCATAAAACTACCAGCACTTGAATCTAATGTATGAGTAATAAATTCAACAGGTTTATTTTTAAAAGCTTCTGGTTTATATAAATCTAAGCCTGGGATAAATGTACCGTCTATGATACTAAAAGTATTAGTTACTTCATCATAGCTTATATTAAAGTTATTTACATTACCTAAAGCTTGTTGAATACCTGTCATTAATTTATCTAAAAAGTCATACATAGATATAGCTCCATATTTAGCATCAATAAATTGTTCTAACGTTTTAGCTATAAAATTCATATTAACGTACATATTCATTGTTCTACCAATGAATGGATAGTTATCTTTATCAACTCTATAATTAATACCTGGTCTTATATTACTAAATAGATTATTTTGAGTATCTAAAGTAACTTCTTCTGAGTTGTTGTTAACATTAGTATCATTATATCCAGCATTAGCATCAAGATATGTGACAGTTGTTACTATTACTTCTTTTATCCAAAATTTATTATCAGTATATTCTGTACCAGAGACACTTCCTTTATAGCTAAATTGTTCATTATACGCAATTTTTTCTTCAAGTTTAACAATAGCTTCACGATTAAGACCTATATCTAAAGATACAGGGGTTGTAGCTATTCTACTTCTAATCCCACTAGCATCATTTACAAGATCATTTAGTAAACTAACAGAATTTATATTACTATTTAATCTATCAACTAAAAGATCACTACCAGCTATTAAAACAGGTGACCATGTTGAAGGTGGATAAACTGTAGCTACAGTATTTGATGCCCCGGGTGATGGTGATTGATTAATTTGTAGTAAATTAGTTGTGGAAGGAGTGTATGATTTAACTTTTGCATCTTTTTTATCACCATCAATAACAGGTCCTCCATCAAAAAGAATACCACCATTATAATATTCTCCTAATAGATTTGATTTAAAAAAACCTAAAACTCCTGCGGAAGGTGCTATATCTGGAGATAAAAATATCCAATTAGGATCACTAAAAGAAGGTTGATTTTGATTACCAATTTGTACATTAATAGCTCTCCAAGTATATGTTTTGGTACTCATAATAACTCCTGTTGAATTATTATTGTTTATAATTGGAGGGGTACCTTCATCTAAGTCTTTTATAACATCTATTAAACATACTCTAGGATCTAAACTACCATGTCTTGGAAAAGTAAACATAAAGTTTTCTTCTTCCTCGAAATTTATATTAAATAATGGAGATACATTACTTCCACTTCCATCATCTGGTTTAGATGTATCATATAATAAACAAAAGTTTTGAAGACTTCTTAAAAGTAGCCCTAGCTTCATATAATATTGAGCATTATACCCAGCATTAGTTTGTTTTACTCCTAATAACTGTGGGAATATAAATGCTATTACATCACCTTGACTATTTGGTCTATCATTACGTTGGTTAGGTGTTAAACCAATAAGCTTTCCAATTTCATCAGCTGTAGTTTGATTTCCTTGAAGGAATGAAGCCCATCCACCTGTTATTGATATAGTATCTGGTGGAAGTTTACTTGATAAATAAAATAATATTCTATTTAAAGTAGATTTGTCAGCATTATATTGTAATGGAGGTTCGTCTTCTGGTGGTGCTTGAATTGTTTGTGAAGCAGCAGGATGAGATACATTTCCTTTTAAAGACTCTATTATATCTCCTACTGATACTAAATTTAAAGTAATATTATAGCTTCCATCTTTTTCTAAATTCCAAGAAAAATTCTTAACTAAACCAAACATTGCATCATAATTTCCATCTGATGCTTCTCTTTGTTTTTGGATCTCTTCTAAAAGTGATTTTTGGTCAGTACCTGTTGTTAAAAATTTATTAACAACATCTACTTGAGTAGTAGCATTTTGGTAATTATTACTGTTATCAAAATAAGTAGACCAACCCCACTCTAATAACATAGAATATCCTAATCTAAGATATAGTTGGTCTATAATTTCAAATTGAGTAGCACTATGACATACTAAGTTTATTGTAGCATCACGAAGTGCACCTCTATTTAATGATTTAACATCAGCTGATATTAAACCTGGGGGTGGTACAAATCCGTAGTCAGGTGTAGATTGGAAACCATAAGCTGAGTTAAGAGCACCAATACCTACTCCAGCTGCAAATTGATTATTAAATCGAGTATTAAATAATTGATATGTCTTGGCTTCAGCTCCATTATCATATCCTGTTGGAGTGTTATTAGAATCAAAGCCTGTGGCTATATTAACACCAGAAGTTAGACGTAAAAATGCTGTATTAACATTTTGATACATTAATTCCTGTCTATTTCTGTTATCTAGTTTATTTACATTCTGTCGGACAGAGATTTGCTTTTGAACCCAATCTTCGAATCCAGGACCTATAATGCTTCTAGTTGCCATAACCTTATTGATTTAGTAAATTATAACTATTTATAATTCCACTTATGTTTACTGGTATACGTATTTGTGCTCCTATTGGAGGAAATAGAGAATTTTGAGATAAATTATCATTTGCTATAGAAATAACCCACCACAAACTGCTGTCTTCATAATATTGTTGAGCTAATTTGTCATATCTATCTCCTTCACCTGTAATAACATAAATGTCATTTATTGATAAAGGTATAACCGGATATTTAGTATCTCTATAATACTTAATATTAGTTTCAGGTTGATTTATTATTCTAGTACTTTTGTAACGGTTCATTTTGGTGATGCTTGAAAATAATTTCTTTCTTCAGAAGAAAAGAATACACTTCTATTAATTGTGCTTTCCTGATTCCATAATGGACCAGCATATGTTTGATTTTGACCTATAAATGCTTGACCATATTCTGGGGTGAATTGATGGAGTGGAGTGAATTGAACTGTTATTTTTAATCCTTTTGGCAACTGCCCAGTAAAAAAATCATCAGCTGTTGGTGGTGCAAAATCTTTAGGATCTTGAAAGCCTATACTATCTTTATATTCTGCTGGGAAGTCAATGACCTTACCTTCTTGGTTTCGATTTATATCCCATCCCATTCCATCTATTTCAACCACATCTACACTTTTAATAATAGAAGGCATACTTCTAAAATAAGAACCCATTGACACTTCAGTAATATTACCTCTCATTAATCCTATACTAGAGTAATTAGGAGCACATGCCCACATCATCATATTAACTTTACGATAATTAGAAATCATATCTCCTCTTGATAAAGCAGGAACTAAAAATTCAATAGAAGAATCTCTTGAAAATCCACCATATTTATAAAAACTTTCAGCTCTACCCATGTATTTAACAGGATTATAATCAGCTTTTACTCCATCACTCCATGATTCAAGATATGCTCTAAAATCAATTAATCTATTATTTCCTGTGTTTGCTGGATTAAGTATTCTAAAGTTAAAATCTATAATATCTTCTCCGTTTTTACCTATTTCAAATTGATCATTTGATATAGCTATATTTGGGTTTAATACTCTTCCTCTATCTGCTGTATAATTTCCTTTAAATGAGGTTTTACTAGTACCATATCCTTCTTGGTCTTGGCTTTTATTTTCTCTGTTAAAAAAACTATAGTTAGTAGATACAATTTTACCACCACCTAAACTAGCATCAATTGTTGATCTAAAATCTATAACATTTGTCCCAAAATCTGTATCTTTTAATTTTCCAGCAGACTCAGCGTCTAATAATTGTGTAGTTGAAAAAGTACGAACATTATTACTTTCATCAACATTCTTTGGAAAAGCTCCAACAAAACCTGCTATATTAGCATCTGAAAAGTATAGATCATTTCTATTTTCAAGTGGGAGTGTTGTACTATTTCTGTCTGTTACTAGTTTAAATCTATTTATAGCTGCTTCAGTTACTCCAGATGATGATACTTGGTAACCATAATTACTAACTCTTAAACTAGTAGGAGTATAATATTCTGGTTTAGAAGGATCTGATCCTAGTCTGTTTATTTCTAATGTACTTTCTTTAGCAGATATAGGAGCATATAATGTACTTACAACATTATCATTGCTTCTATTTAATATATTACTAACATTATTTGTAAATAATATATCTTGATTATTTTCTAAATCTAAATCAAATATAACCTGATTAGATATATTAAGTTTATACTCATCAAGAACCCAATTGATATTTGGTTTACCAGTATATGTTAAATAATTTTTATTAGCAATATTGTCTCCACCTATTTTAAGTCTAAATGTAGTTCTATCTTTAGGTAAATCTACAGTACGAGTAGGATTTTTAATTCTAATATTAGTTATCCCTAATCCTAATGGAGCATTAGGACCTCCAGAATATGATAATAGAATATTTTCCCCAGATAAATTTGTTATACCAAAAGGATTAATAGTTAAAGAACCTAATGGTTTTTTTTCTATTTTAGCAGTATATGCTATAGTTAATCTATTTTCATATCCTTCACCTTGTAAAAATTGAGATTGAGGATTTGTACCTAATCCTCTAGTAGCGTAGTAATAACCATAAGTTCCACCATTAAAATATGATGGTTCTGATGGGTTTAAACCTTGTTTATTAACATGAAAACCTAAAGAATTTAAACCAGCTTGAGCTAATGTTCCTAATGGATTATAAATTCTATTAATATTAACTAATTTAGGATTTTGTCTCTCTAATAATTGTTGTTTAATAGTGAATAATAAACCATTAGGAGTTTTTGTATCAGTAAAGAATTTAGATAATCTTTTTACATCCTGGAATGAGTTAACAGGGTTTAAATATCCATTACGTAACAAAAAATCTGTTGACGTTGGAGCAAAACCCTCAGGTATGGAAGTGGTAATGTAAGGTTGGTTACTTGAACCACCTCCTCTTTGATCATTACCATATCTGAGAGATTTAAGATCAGTTCTTAAATCAATTAATCCCATTATCCAGGTAAATTATTCAAATATGGTAACCCTTGTCCGCTTGGAGAGATATTTGGGGTAGCACCATTTAAATCTAATTGTGATGGTGTTGGTAAAAAGTTAGCAGTACCATCTAAGTACTCTTGATATGATCCATTGACAACATTAGCGTTAGTGCCATTAATTGAATACCCAGTATGCATTTGAGATTGAGGAGTAGCTAGTGGATTAATACTAGGAGTAGTCCCATCATAAGCTGTTAAGGTAGATCCTTGGTTTTGAAGTAAATCTAATAATCCCATGATTTTGTAGTTTTTAAGTTTATTATAAATATTATAAATTAGCGCCTGTTTTAACTTGTGTTTGAATGTTTGTTTGGTTTACAAACGGAGTTAATGCTGTTCCTATTTTAGTTCCATCTAACATAACTGTACCAGGTGTTGATGCTATTTGTTGTAGTAAGTTTTTAATTTCATTTAATATAGCTGCATCAGATCCTCCATTTCCTCCAGTTTTAGCCGCGTTTAATGAATTTAATGGTGTGACAGTTGCACCTGGTTTTGCGGTCATAATTTCAGGTCCTTCTTCTCCTACCATAATAGCTCCTTCGCTTAATACAGTACCTCCTTCTGCTAATCCAGGTGTTTTTGGTTTTGAAGCAGAATTAATTAAAGCTCCTAATCCTATAGCAGCTGCGGCACCTGCCACTAATAAAAATGGATTTACTGCTATTTTAGCGGCAGCTATTCCACTTTCTAAACCTAATATAGCTGTTAATTTAGGTATAGCTGTAGCTAAACTTTTTCCAAACGCTATTGTGCTCGCTACTATTTGATTAGCCATAATAATTCCAATCCCTGCCATTATCCCATACAAGATAGTACTATGACTTAACATTTCAGCTAACATAGATAGAGGACCAGCTAATGCTTCAGACATTTTTTCTATAGATTTATTTATACTTTCTTGTATACTTAATCGTTTCATGTCTTCTAAAGATACATCTGCTAATTTAGCTGCTTGTTCTTCTGTTAAACCATTAGCTATTTGTGAATCATAAATCATTTTAGACATTTCTTCTCTACTCATACCTAAAGTCTTAGCTATTGCTTCTTGTTGGATACGATTACCTGAAGAGAATGAAGCGATGATTTCCTGGTTATTACCTATTTCCTTGGTTAAACCCGCTATATCGTTGTTTAATGCATATAACCTAGCTTGTTCTAGATTAATTTGCTTACCAGTTAATAATTCTGCTTCTAATTCAGCAGCTATACTATCTTCAAAATTAAGTAATGATTCTGCTACTTTATCAACTTGTTCAAGACTTAATCCTAATTTCCTAGCTTCCATTACTGATTTAGCAATTTCTACTGTGTTACCTTTAAATGACATAGCTATAGTACTAGATACTTTAGCGACATCATTAAATACAGATTTAGCACTTATACCTGTTTTGTTTAATTTAACAAAACTACTATAAGAAGCCATAATTTTTTCATTATTAGCTTTTAATTCAGTACCTGATATTTTAGATAATCGAGCTAATTCACCTGCTTGTTCATTAGTAACACCCATCAATTCTACCATTTCAGTAGCTTCTTGAAGAGTTTCTTTTGTAAAAATAGCATCTGCTGCCAAACCAAACTGTTTAGTTAATTCAGTAGCTGCCCTAATATAATCAGCTGAGGATATTAAACTAGTATTTAGTGTATCGACAAAATCAATACTATGTCCTGTTTCTCTAGTAAATTCAGTTTGGGCTTTATCTAGAGCTAAAAATCCTTTTAATAAGAAACCTAATATAGCTAATGGGTCTAAAAGACCTTTAGCTAGTTGTTTACCCATCTCAGCTATACCCGCCCCTAAAACTCTAATTTTACCTCCAAAACCAGCTGCTTTCTCCCCACCTTCAGTAACTCTGTCAGCGGTTTCTTTCATTTTTTTATTAACCTCGTCTAAACCTAATTTACTAGCTAAATCACCTAAACCTACACTGTTTAAAGCTTTTTCTATTCCCTTAGCAGCATTACCACCTAAACCTAAAGCTTTTTCAACATTTTGAGCTTGTTTAAAAGTTCTTTCAAGAGTTAAATTTAAATCTCTAAGTCCAGCATCTGTTTCATTAATGATAGCTTCATTATTTGAAAATGCAGTTTGAACATCAAAAAGTTTAGTATTTAAAGAATCTATTTGTTTATTATTTTTATCTTGTGCTTTTATTAAAGCATTTAATCGATTTAACTGGTTGCTTGATATATTTCCAGTTTGTTGAAGATTTTGTAAATAAGCTATTCCAGCTGCTTGTTGAGCAGCAAGTGCTTCTTTTTGTTGTTTTTCAATTGTTAACTCTTGCTCTTTATTTTGTAATAAACTTTGAGCATTAGATAATCTTAATTGTTCTTGTTTAACTTTTTTCTGAAGTTCAGCAACATCTTTAGAAGATAATTCAGATATTCCTTTTTGATGACTTTGGACTTTCTCAGCTATAGATGATAACCCATTATATCCTTTTTTAGATTCATTTATACCTAAATTCTGTTTACTTATTTCTTGAGTTATAGATCTGAATATATCTAAAGATCTTGAAATATCTGAGGTAAGGTCATTGTATTCTTTACGTAATCGAGCTAATTGCTGGCTAGCATTTCCTAGTTGTTGAACTCGGTTAGCTTCTGCTTCAGCTTGTTGCGTTGTAAGGGCATCAATCTGTTGATATAGTTTTTTTAATTCTTCTAATTCGTTAAGAGATACTTGAGCCATAATTTAGATATATGTAATAAATATAGAAAAAGCCAAGTTTTAATACTTGGCTATTTTTTTATTATCTATTTTTCCTTTAAAATGAGATGGTAAATCAACTTTACCTTCTTTTATCTTTTTAGATTGAGATGCTAAATCTTCATTCTGTTCGTTATTTTGTTCTTTATAATAAGTTTGTATTCGATTGAATGTAAACTTACGTAACCATGAAGGCATGTTATATATAGTATCCCAATCATATCCACCTTGACCATGAAAAACAATTTCATGAATTTGAATAAATAAATTAGCTCTTACTACAGAGATGTTATCAGATGTCAGGCCAAAAAAAGTTTAAATTGATTGGAATGATAGCCTCCTCTCCATCATTTGTAGTAAATGTTAAATCAACATCAGGTTGAACTTGTCTAATATATTCTCTTAACGCTCTTGAATCACGAGCTAATAAGTAATTATCAACAAATTCTCTAATTGTTTTTAATTCACGATCACCATTTACTGATGTAATTATGTATTTTAAACGAGTAGATAATTCTGGTGAGGTGTCTTTATTGATTTTCTTTAAACCTTCGATTTCTTGGCTAATTTTCTTTTCATCACCATGAGTTAAAAGTTTAAATGTAATAGGAGTATTAGTATGAGGTAAAGTAAAATCAAATTCGTTTACTCCTTTTTTAAATAATTTCTTATCTAATGATTTATTATCTAATAATGATAAGTCAATAATATATTGTTCACCACCATATGTTACTGAGTAATCTTTACCGTATCCTAATACACGGGCAGCTACCATAACAGCGTTTTTGTCACCAACACATAACTCATCATAATTTATATCTGAGACTATAAGTGATTGCATTAATTTGTCTAGTACTGTTCCTTTTGATATATAGTTTTGGTTAGTAAGAATATCTTCTTCTCTAGCCGTCATATATTTCATTTCAATTTTACCACTTGATAATGGTGATGATTCAGGATAGATTAATCCTAATGATGGAAGTTCAACAACTTCTGTTGGAATGTTTAATTTATTTTCGCTCATAGCTTTTATTAGTTATAACTTGATATCATATATAAATATATAAGAAAAAAAGAAGCTCGCAAAATATGCGAGCTCTTTTAAAATATGATTTTGAGATTAGAAGTTTAATACGCAGTAATCCATTGTCAATGTTAATTGTATATTCACTGCTTGGTTTTCTGTATCCCAACTATAATCACCAAAGTTAGCTTCAGTTATAAGGGCACCTTTAATAATCCATTCACTTACTACATCACCTACAGGTCCTAATACATCTAGTACTAAATCCTTTTTATAGAAGTCAGAGTATCCATCTCTACCTGTTACTGATTCGTGATGTAAACGAACCCATTCCATTACTGATTGAGCTCCGGAAGGTGTAATTGGGTCAAATAATGTCATTTGAATGTTACCCCAAGTTGTTTTTCCTTTAACTTTTCTGTATACGTTAATATGGTTCAATGTTACTTCACCTTGAGTCAGTGTTACAGCGTTTACTCCTTTAACTATATAGCTAGGAATACCATCCATATAAAGGATGAATCTGTTAGCCTGTTTTGGTTCAAAGGCTGTGAAGAATATTTCGTTTGCGTCTAATATTGCCATGTCTTTTTATTTATTATAAATATCTATATAATTAATCTTTATGCTGGGAAAGTTGCTCCAGTTGGTGTAATATTGAAATCTAAGTAAATAAATTCAGCAGTTTTAGTAGGTTGTAAATAAATTTGTCCTACCATTTGATTTTGATCAATTACTGTTGGAGTATTATTACTATCATCCATTATTACTCGGAAAGCATACAATCCTTGTCTTTGTTGAACTGACTCTAAGTATGGGTTAACTTGTGCTAAGAAGTTATTTCTTGTAGCAGCTGTATTTTGTTCAAATACTAAGTTATTAGCAACTTGAGAGATATAGTTCTTAAGAGCGATTAATAGACGACGAACATTTACACGATCTAAAGCACTTGCTCTTGTTTGTAATGTCTTTTGTCCGTATACTACTACTCCAGTTCCTGGGAATGTAGCTATTGGGTTTACTTTTCCAGTATATAAAGTATCTCTATCACCTTGTGGTAAACGTCTTTCAGCTCTAATTACTTGAGATAATCCACCTCTGTTTATACCTGCTGGTGCGAACCATGGCTCAGAAACATTATCATTATAAGCATAAACTCCACCTATTAATGTTGAAGCTGGTACCCAAACGTTTTGTCCAGTTGCTGGGTCTTGAATTTGACACCATGGCCAGTATTCAGCAGCATATGATGTATTTCTAGTAGCAGCTTGAGCTGTAACTGTAGTAACACTTCCTGCACCATAAGCTACTGGGTCAATTACATAAATAGCATCTCCTCTGTTTTGAGTATTAGTTATAATATTTGTTACTTGAGAAGTATAACCTGCATCATACAAACCAGGAGTTAATATTACATTATACTTGTAATCATCTTGGTTAGCTAATAAAGCAATCATGTTATCATAATTTTCTCCTACTAAACCTTGAGTATTACTAGCATTAACAGCATTATAAAAATTAGCTCCAGCTTTTATATCTCCTAAAGCTCCACCAAATGCACCACTTGCATTAGTAGGTAAAGAAGCTGTATATGCTGGGTTGAATGTTCCGTTATTTTGGAAGTAGTTTGGTGTTGTATAGTTAACACTACCTACTCTCACATATTTTGATATGTTCGGATAATTACCAGTTAATTGTAAATATTTTGTTCCTGTTCCACTATCAGTTTGTAATGTATAGTATTGATCTCCTATTACTTTAGATATATAGTTTGTAGAGAATGGATCTAAAGATAAATTAGTCCATGTTTCTAATACTGTTGGCTCTAAAGTGTTATCATTACCTTGACGTATTAATAAATCAAATGTTCCTGAAGTAGCATTAGAGTTAACAATTTGATATCGGATATTATCTGATGATCCACTTAGTAATGCTCCAGCTGAGTCTTGTGTACTATCACTATTCATTATAATACCTTCAGATAAAGTTTCTAAAGTAAATGAAGTTGATAATACTCCAGCATATCCACCTCCTAAGCTTACACTTGCTGAGAAAGCACTATCAGAAGCTCCAGCGTAAATGTAATTAAATGGAGCAAATCCGTATCTAACAGTAGTACCATTTAATAATGAACTTGAAGTTCTACTCCATATAGTAAGAACATCTGTACCTGTGTTATATGAAGCTGAGAATAAAGTATATACTTCGTTTGTGACACTATTAATAGAAGAACTATTAATGAAGTTTGCCATTTTACCACCCCATTCATCTATTGATGGATTAGCTGACATACTAACAAATCCAGTATTTGAACCAGCGTCATATTCTTGCCATCCACCCCATGATGGTTGCAACCAATAATTAACAGTTTCTCCAGAAATGTTTGTTGGTACATTTATTTTAATAGTTCCACCAAAAACTTGTCCGGCTCCAGAAGCTGTGTATGGGCCTAATACTGTAAATGAAGCTGAAGCATAATTTCCTCCTACTCCAGTTACACCGTTAGCGGCACTTGCTGTAGCTGAGGTATATGATCCTGTCACTACGCGAGCTACTAATAATGATGTTCCACCGTTATTAAAGTAATTATAAGCTGCTATGGAAGTGAAATAAGAATATGTTTGAGCAGGACTACCACTTTGAAATGATGAACCGAATATTTGCTCAAACTGTGAGTATGAAGTAACAGCTGTAGGTAATTCTACTGGTCCTTTCACTGTTGGACCTATAATAGCTGCTCCTGCGGTTATTGGGCCTTGAGAAACAAATGAACTATCATTCTCTCTTGCTAATACACCTGGTGATACTAAAGTTTCTGCCATGTTTTTGTTATGTGTTTGATTTTATTATAAATATCTTAAAAATTGTCAAAATTATAAGACCGGTATAAATTCTCCTTTTTCTAAATCAATATTCCCATTACCATATTTTTCTTGAAGTTCTTTAGCTACTTTTGTTTCTTCTTCAACTTGTTTTTGGAGTTGTAACTTAAGAGTTTGCTTATCTAATTCTAAAAGTTGAATACTATATTCTATTGTCCCTAATGATTGAACTAAATTTGATTGGTTAGTTTGAATTGTTTTTAAAGATTGAATTTCTTCTTGTGTTAAAACTTTATTTTCCATAAAATTAATTTGTTATAAATATCATGAATTGTTTGGTAAATCATTAATGTTTGAAACAACTTCAGATGTCACTACTAATTTATTTCTATTAGAAAATTTACCTATAAATGAAGTATCTTTTTGTATTGTATCTGGTATGATGTATCCAAACATTTTAAGAGTAAAAGTACTCTTAACTATTCTTTCAGCAGTATCTGATAATTCTACAGTTGATGTGAATGAGTCTACATTTGTTTTAAACTTAAAACGTTCAGGATCACCCCAATATGCATCTGATGCGTATTCAACTGCTTCAATTATTTTATTTAATTGCTCATTATAGTAAGTAAACACAGCACAGTCATATGTCACTGTTAAATAATCAGGTACAACTGTAGCGTATAATGTTTGCTCAGGTTTAATCCCGTTTAGTATGTTAAATTTACTATAAGCATTTTGTTGGCTGTATTTTTTACCTGATATAGCTATATTGTTAGGTTGATTAGCATCTAATTTATTAGCTACACTTCTATTTTTATCAATATTATTTCTTTTAAACATTAACAATGGAGCCATTATTCTACCATTTAAATCTCTATAATATCCATCTTTTTGGAATGATTTCCATTTTTCAGGTGAACCATATATTATAGGAACTGGTATTAGTTCATCATTTTGTTTAACTGTTGGTCTAATAACATTTTGAAAATAATACATCACAGCCCAGTCTAAGTCTTCTAAACCTACTGAGAATGGTTTTACAGTGTCATCTTTAAAGGATGTTTGATTAGCTCTATTAACATTATTAGAGTCATTAGGATTACCAGTAGGAGCAAATCCAATACCACCAGGTGTAAGTGGTTCTTGTAAAGACTCACTTATTTCTCTTTGTGTTTTTGGTGTTACTTTTCTTTGCTTAGCCATTATAATCTTTGTTTAATAATATTAACACGGTCTGCTGCTATGTAATGGGTACTGCAAACTAAACTTACATTGTACCCAAAATTTTCTAAATTTGGGTTTAGTGGATTTTGAGAGTATGGATAATCAGGATCTTTACCAGCGAAATATTGAGTATGGACTGTATTATCTACCTCAAAATAACTTTCTTGATATAAGAAAACATCACCTACTTCAGGCTGTACATTAGCATCTACTAGATCATCTCTTAAAAATGCTACTTTAATACTCCAATCAAAATCAACACCAAATTCACTTGTAGGACTCGTATTATCAGCTACTTCAATTAAAGCATTTAATAATATCGGACCATCAAAGAATTTACCACCTGAGGCTTCACCATACATGTTTACTTTAGTTTTATCTAAAACATATTTGTATATAGCTACTTGTTGGGTAATAATGTCTCCTAACAACTCACGGTTGATTTTTCTAAACATTGAAATATCTCTTGCGCTGCCAAAAAGTGCCATTATCCGATAAATATAGTCATTGGTACATTGTTAATTTCTTGTCTTCTAAAATCACTTTCTTGTGCTCTTCTTTCTAATTGTGATTTTTTAGACATATCTCCTAAATATGCTCTTAATCTTTCTAATAAAGCTGCCTTATCAGCTGTAGCTGATGATAGTAAGTCTGATTGGTTTAAAGTTAAGTTTTGATCAGGAATTGGAACTGTAGAGTATTTACCTCTAACATATCCTAACATTTCTTTACATAATGCTAAACAATACTCAAATATCCATTGACGACCAATAGAATTAATTAAACTATAAGTTGGATTAGTATATGGAGCATTTGATGGGTTTGTTACTAAATAATCAGGATTATTAGCACTTCCTCCAGGTTGAGCAATACTATTATTTATTCTATCTTGTACTTTAATATATTCAAACCATAAGAATCCATCTCTAGTATCATTAATTGATGGTACAGGAAATACAGTGATTTTATTGTTAATAATATTAAAAGTATAAGCTGAAAGTCGGATTGTGTTACTCATTTCTATACCTTGTACTACAGCAGCATCATATGCCACTGGCATCATTAGGTACCCACCACCATATCCTCCACCATACATTCCACCATATAAACCAGCTGCTGGTACTCCTCCTAGTCCTCCAAATCCTCCAAATGGAGCATACATTTGACTAACTGCAGGTAAATTTTGATAGAATACAGTTTTAATTTCAATTCCACCTGATATGCTTTGGCTTACTGCCCATTCTGTTAAATTATAGGTTGAGACTCCAGGTGTTAAAGCTAGCGCTCCACTATAGTAAGTTACATTTCCACCTGCTCCTGCTTCTTCAGCATATTGCTGTGATAAACGTACTATAGTAGCCATATTAGGCGTAATAAGCGCGTTATTTACACTTGTATCCGCAGGTGCACCCTCTAGTGTTAGCATGTTGTCCATCGCTTGATAAGCGTAGATCTCATTACCATATGTAGTAATAGCTTCTTCAAAAGCTGCATAGAAGTTTAAATCCTGTAGTTCAACTTCCATAATAGGATATCCTAATCGACGAGCAACAAAGGTAACTACTTTATCAGCATCAGTTTGAAATTGATAATCATAGTCATAAAATCCGAATGGTGTTAAACCAGGAAAAAATGAACTAGAACCTGGATATATAGGAATATTCATGTTGTGTTTTAGTTATAAATATCTAATCTCTGTACTCAGCATATAAACCAAGTATAGGTTCTACAATTTCATGTCTGTGGTTTGTTTTTAATGTTACTACTTTTACTCCTTTAATAGATGCTTCTAAACGAGTAAAGAAACCAATACCACTATCTTTCTTTTGTTTTAAGTCTGTTTGAGTAATGTCTCCACAAAATATCATTTTACCACCTTTACCAAGGCGACCTAATATCATTTCTGTTTGACCATGAGTAATGTTTTGACATTCATCTACTATTACTACAGCGTCAGGAAATGTTCTACCTCTCATAAATGCAAATGGTACAATTTCAATTTGTCCGTCTGCTACCATTTTTTCTATTTTAGTCTTATCATATAACATATGTAAGTTAGCATAGATAGGAGCTAACCATGGGTCCATTTTTTCTTTTAAGTCACCAGGTAAGAAACCTATTTCTTCTTTCGCTACTGTAGGTCTGGTAATGATGATTCGTTCAATGTCTTTTCTAAACATTAAATCTAAAGCAACTTGACAAGCAACTAATGTTTTACCTGATCCGGCCATACCTTTTAATAGTGTGACAGGATTATCTAAGATGACTTGCTTTGCTTCTTTCTGTTCTTCGTTTAGTTGTATTTTAAAACTAATCGGATTTTTAGGCTTTCTTTTTTCTTTAAAGATATTTTTAGCCTCCTCACTTCGGTTGAAATCTGTCATGACTTATTATTTGTGTATAAATATCAACAAAAAAGCCCAGATTACTCTGGGCTCAATTGTTAGATATTATCTAAGATTAGTTTATAGGGTGTTCAAACCAGCTATGTAGATCTTACCATAGAATTCAGGACGTAACATCTTCTTAGCGAAACGAGTCAACAATCCTTTACGTGGAGTGAAGGTAGTTGGATCGTAGATAAGAGGTGTCATGATCAACGGAATATATGGAGCAAATACAGCACCTGCCTCTAAGAACTGCTTACCACGGAAACCTACTAAGATAGTATTTTCTGTCATGTAAGGATTCTTATAAACAGTAAAGCGGCTGTTAAATTGACCAGCTTTTTGTACACCAAATGCATATTCCATATCTTCAGCGCCATTGCTGTTAGCAGCGAATCCTGGGATTGACTCTAAGATAGTTGAAATAGTTGGAGATACTACTAAGAAGTTAGCACCACCACGAAGAGTTAATTGGTGAATCTTGTTGCTCAATTTGTTAATCTTAGTACCAAGAGTTTGGAACCAAGCACCTTGAGTATTGAAGAAACCTAAACTTGCGGTTGGAGCAGATGTAGCAGTAGCAGTAACGTTGTTAACAGCTGACCAGTACTCAGTGTTAGATGAAGGAACATCCTCGATTAACATGTCTAAGATTTCAAGATCAATCTCTAAAGAGATGTACTCGCTCATAATGTTAGTCAATTCAGCTTCAGCATCCAAGTTTTGGTAAGCGTTTAAATCCTGTGCAAATTCTGGAGTCCATGCTGCTTTTAACTTTTTAGTCTTAGCAGTAATAGCTTGAGATTGCATAGAGATGTTAATCTCAGGAATTGCTGATCCAATACTAGTGTTACTTAAAGAGTTAGGTACTGAAGTTGTTCCAGCAGCTGTATCTTCAAAGTCACCACGAGTGTTGTCAGTAGTTCTCTTGTTGTAGAATAATACTGGGGCAATAGCACCTCCTGGATCTTGAGTACTACCAGTCAAATAGAATGTTAAAGTAGTACCATCAAAAGTAGTGTAGTTAGATAATACATTAGCTGGAAGTAAGTTTGTAGTATTACCTGATCCAGAAACTGTAAATGCTCTAACTCCATCTGGATCTAAAGAAGCAGAAACTGCACCTAAAGTACCTAATGTTAATTTCCAAATGTTACCAGAAGCTACAGAAGCAGATAAATCAGAATCATATCCTAAAGCAGCCCATACTGAGTTAGCAATAGCCGCATAAGATTGAGTGAAGTTTGAACCAGTAGTTAAAGCATAAGAAGCTGAGAATTGGTTAGTAGAGTAAGCGAAACGACCACCACCATATAAACCACCAGATACAGCAGTTGTAGCGAATGGAGTAGCGCTAGATGGGTTACGGTTACCATATAAAGAGTTACCACTTGTGAATGGGTTCTTAGTAGTACCATATTGGAAATCTAAGAAGAATACAAGACCAGAAGGTAAGTTCATTGGTTGAACGCTAACGAATTCTTTCGCTGCGATTTGACCAAATACCTTACGTACTAATGGTAATGCGATTCCAGCCCAGTTCTCACCAGATGTACCAGAAGTGAATGTAGCTGATCCTCCGTTAACTTGTGAGGTTTCAATTACTAATTGCTTTGCTTGGTTTTCCAACATCAAAGCCATGTTGTTTTTGTTTACGTCTTCGCCTAAACCTTCCAAAAGGCCGGTTTTGCTCCATTTGTTTGCTAATCTAGCAGCGTCACCTTGAAGTGACTTCCATGGATTTGCGGACTCGACTAATGATTGAATTGTTTCCATTTTTTAAATCGGGTTTTTGTTTTTATTAATTTTATTTTTTAATACCAGCTAATCTTTGCATACGAGCAAATGCATCGTTTACTTCAATAATTGGTTGTTTTGTTTGAGCTGGAGCGATACTTCTAGAAGCTGATCCTAGTGATTCTTTAATTGGTGCTTTCTTAGCTACTGCTTTGAAAGATTCAGTCAATGTTTCGAATACTAATTTAACTTCTTTTACAGTTTCTGCTTTGTCAAACGTGTTTAAAACCTTTATTTTTTCTGATTCGGTAAGATTCTTAGCTTTAAAGATTTTGTTAGTGTAAAGTAACTTAGCATTTAATAGATTAACTTCGTTTAGTTCATTTCTTAACTCAGCGATAGTTTCTTCCATTTCTTTAGTGTCAGCTGTTTTTTCAACTTCTTCTTTAGTAGCTTCCTTTTTGCCTCTTAATAAACCTCTTAAGAATCCAGCTGCTGCTACTGTCGCAGGCAAACCTGCTACTATTGCCATTACAGCGTCCTTACTGATGTTTAAAAAATCTGCGGCTTGGGCTACTAATTGTAAAGTTTGAGGATCTGCAAATGATGTCTCAGATACTTTTTCTTCATCAAGAAGTTCGTTTAAAAGTTCATCAAGTTCAATTTCTTCGTCTTCGATTTCAACTTCTTCACCGTCTAAATCTTCAACGTCCTCTAAGTCTTCTTCACCTTCTTCTTCTTCACCTTCTCCAGGCATAAGCTTACCAGTTTGGATCATGTCATCAATAACTTTCATTACTAACTCTTCAATTTCTTCATCTGACATTTCTTCGAGCATTAGATCTTCATCTATTCCCATGTCATCTTCAGAAACTGTTTCATCAGCTTCGTCAGTCATTTCTAACTCAGCTAGGATTTCATCTAGATTAAAAGTTTCCTCTAATCCTTCTTCTTCCACACTGTAGTTTTCTTCTAACTCTTTTTCAGCATCTTCCTCGTTTAATCTTTCAGCAAACATAGCTGTAAGTTGTGGAGTGAATGCTTCTTCAAGAGCAGCTTTTGCATTCGCGATAGCAGTTTCCTTAATGGTCTTAGCCTCAGCGATTGCTTCTTTGAGCATTTCTCTGTTCATTTTTTGTCCTCAATTAAATTGTTTTGGAAATACGTTTATTAAGAAACGTAATAGATTGTTTAATAATAGATGCTACATAGTAGATTGTGGTAGCATATTTGAGCATACATATATATGGATTTATGTAAAGTCACCTTTTATAAAAAAGAAATGTCTCTCTTTCGAGAGACATCAGTCCTAAAATACTATTCTAGGAGGGGTTAAAATATTGGGCATGTTCCATTAGCACAAAGTATTTCAGTGATAATAGAATTTGCTTTAATATATTTGTTATGTTGGATATTTTTAGATTCATTCATCATACCTTTTTCTTTCATGTATGATCCTGGGTTAGAAGGTGTAGATACAAAATCCCAACATAATAGTTCAAAATCATCTTGTACTTCCATTAAATCACCCATTTGTTTTAATGAACCCATACCACGTGATGATACACCTACTGGTATTTTGTTTTCAAATAATGCTCTTAAGATATTACCTGATGGTGTAGGTAATAGTTCAATAGCACCCATTACATTATCTCCGTCCCACCAAATTTTCTTGATATTATGAGATACATTTTTTAAGTTAATAATAGATGAGTCTGGGTGGTCTAATTCACCTAATGCTCTATTAGCATTAACATTTTCCATATATTTATCCATCTCACGTTCCCACAATTCTCTTGAATAGTAACGACCGTTACCATTTTTAACCTCACAAGTAGCTAAGATACCTTCAACAAGTGGATTACTTGTTGGTACAGTACCTTCAACTAATTTTAAAGGTTTAGCAGTAAAAAATTGGGTTTCTATTAATACTTGTTTCATATTAGTCTATATCACCAGTTTTTAATTTTTTCTTCCACTCTGCATCTAACTTTTTAAGGTCTTCTTTTTTCTTTTTAGCTTCTTCTTTATCTTCTTTTTTATCTTCAGCTTCAGCTAATGATGCTGGTGTGACAGCACTAATAGGAACTTCTCTGTATATTTTACCATTTTTTTCAATAGTGTATGAAAATGGTTGAGGTTCGTCTTTATTTGTTTTAGCATGCATAGACACAGCTATAATAAATACTGGTTCACCTTCATATACTCCCATCTCACCTGCTTCTAAAGGAGGGAGTTCATTTAATACTTCTTTAATTAGAAGTTGAATTTGAGAACGTAATACTGATTCTTTTAAGTCACCATATCCTGATGATTTAAATTTACCTTTAGGTTCCTTAGGTGTACCTAACCCAGGTGCTTCAGTTGTATATCCTACTCCTTTAATTCCAAATTGACCATCTTTAACATAAAAATTAATATCTTTAGCTAAGTTTTTAGCTACAATTGCTTTTAATTCTTCAACATTTTTATCAGAGTTTTTAGGATCTTTCATTTCAGTGTAGTATCCTTTTAAGAATTCTTGACCAAATATGTTATCATAGTTTTTCTCGTCTTTATAATCATATCCACGAGTAGCCATGTCTGTAACTTCTTTAGTAGTTTCTTTTTCTTCAGCTTTAGCTTCTTTTTCTTCTTTAAGAGCAGTCATGTTCTCATTAAAAATAGCATGCCAATCTTGTTTTTTACCAGTTGTAACTAATCCACCTACATTTTCACTGATAATGCTTCTGTTTTTAAGAATTTTAACAGTATCCTCGAATGTGTTAACAGGTGATAACATGTCTGGGAATAAACGATAAGCAGATTTTAAAAATACTGCTTTGTTACCTTTACCTTCTTTAATAAGGTTATATTGTGATTGAAGTGTTTGTTCCATGTTTATTTTTTAAATAATTTTATCAAATTGTCTACTAACGAAACTGCTAAATCAGTACCATATACTGCTCTATATTGAGGATTTTGTTTATATGATGCTATTGTTTCTTTTTTAGCGTCTCTAATTAATGTTATAAGTTCTTTTAATTTTCCTGATAGTAGGTTAAAGTCACCTAAACGTCCTGCTATATATTCTTTTAGTTTTTCGTCTTCTGTTGGTAATGAAACTATAAATGATTCAACATCAAATTCAGGAGTTTCTTCTTCCCATAATTTTTTTATATCAAAACTTTTAGGTTTTGTAGTTTTAACAGGTTTAAAGCCTAATTTATAATAGTAATTTTTAGCTTTACCTGCTACTGGTGTGGCGTAATTTATTCCTTCACCAGCTGTGAAAGACGCTCCAGTACCTGTAGCGCTTTCTTCTTTTAAGCGTTTAACGACTAAATCTTTTATTTTATCTCGTTTACTCATTTTGCTGATTCTAACTCTTCTACTAACGCATAGTATTGTAAGAGATTAATTAAATGATCATCATTAACTTTTTCATTCTTAGTTAAACTAGGTAGAATGTTTATAACTTCATTTATTTTAATTTGAATAGCTTTATCAGTAATTTTTTTATTTAAAGTACCTAATGTACTTTTAATTTCATTTATTTTAGTATTGTAGAATTCTTTTAATTTTGAAGTACTATCAATACTGTTAATAAATTCTTTTAAAGTATTCTTTTGATTTTCATTTAAATCAGCATACTTATCATTAAACTTTTCAAGTAATACTCGATATGTTAATATACGAATATCTTTATCTTGATGTTTAAATTCTTCTAAGATACTGTTTTTAACTTCTTTTTTATCTATAGTAGATTGTGTTAAGTATTCTAAAAGTGCTGTCTTATTCTCAATAATTTGAGTTGGATTAGATAAGTTTTCACTATTATATACTTCTAATAAAGTAAATAATGAAGCTTGAGCTTTATAATTAGGTAATTTCATTTTAAAGAAATCCTCTAAATTATAATGATTTTTAATCTCCTTAATAAGATTATACTTTTGTCTCTTAAGAGTTGAGCGATTTAAGTGTTTTGAACTTTCAATAAGCGTATTTAAAACCATATTGGCTTTAGCTTCACTAATGTTAGTATACTTAAAGAAATTTTCGTATAACTTGTATTCTTTACCTAATTCAGTTTTAGTAAAGTATTTCTTAAGAATTGTTGTTGCTGGTGATTCCTTGCCAGATAAGGTATCAGCTGTGATTTGTCTTACTAACAATTCAAAAAGGATTCCAGTATTTTTGTACTTCGAGTGTTTTATATTCACTTTAGCAATAATTTATCTATAAATATATATGAAGTTGTTATTCTCGTATTTGAGATTCATCTAATAACGAAGAATCGTCTTTTTTAAATACAAGTTTTTTATCCATTGATTCAAGTAGTGTTTTCTTTTGGAGATTTTCTAATGCTAATGGTGATCCACCTTTAAAATTATTTCTTAATGATTTATCTTCACCAGTATCATCACCTTTCTTCATACCTTTACTACCTAATCTATCAACTCCTAAGTAATTGTCTTGAGTACCAATAGTAGATGCTTTTTCTTTAGGGCGACCTAAAGTAAGATCATCACCATATCCATCAGGTACCCCACTATTGTAACGACCTGAACCATATAACGCGGCTAAATCATGAGGTGTACCATATGATTTACCTGATTCTAATGGGTCATTGCCTTCGTTTTCAATTTGTTTCATTCTAAAGATACGTTTTTGATCCTCAGCAATTAAATCACGATATTCATCAAATTGATCTTGACTTAAGTGGAATACATTATCATAAATCCAATCAGTAGGTAATATCTTAGTTTCAATAATATTACGAGCTAAATCTACTTTTTCTTTCATTAATGCTATTCTTTCTTGATCATAAATGATAGAAGGAGTAGTTAAATCTAATTCAAAGTTTGTTAAACCTTCGTTTCTATACCCTTGAGTATATAAGTGAACTAATGCTATTTTATTTAACTCAGATAATATAATACGTTGAATGCGATCAATTGTACGAGCGAAACGAATATCTTCTGCTGCTAATGTTGCTTTACCGGTTAGGTCTTTTTCATAACCCATAAATGCTTTAGGTACTTTTAAAGCAGCAAATAACTTGTCTCTTAGGTACGCTACGTCTTCAATACCATTATAATCCATACCTTTAGTAGGTTCAATCTTAGTAGATGAATCATTACCTCTAACTGGTATGTAAAAGTCTTCCAACATATTTTGTTGGTTATACTTTAAATTATATTCACCTGTTTGAGGATCAACTAATGGAGTTTTCTTCATTGTGTTGATAGTCTTCTGCATGAAGTTTTCTACTTCATTTGGAGGAATAGAACCAACATTAATATAAAAAATACGTTTTTCTGGGGCGCGACAAATACGATGGATTAACATTGCATCTTCCATCAAAATGTATTGTTTAAATAACTTACGAGCTGGTTCTAAATAAGAACGACCATAAGGTAAATAGTTTACATCAGTAATTAATCTGAAGTGAGCCATTTCATAGTTGTCAAAGTATATCTTATTGTCCTGTTTATTTGAACTATAATTACCTTGTCCTGTTACTCCATAAAATCCTGTTCCGCCTGAGAATCCATCAGCGCTAAATGCAAATCTTACTTCAGCTGGATTTTTAGGGTCGTAATTTTCTTCACGAGCAATATGATAAGCGGTATATGGTATAACATTATATACACCAAATTTTTCAGCTATTTCTAATTTTAAGAAAAAATCACCATACTTACACATTTGTCTAATCCAAGACCATAAATTAAATTCAATGTTTAATACATCATAGAATAAATTATATAGTATTTTTTGTATATCTTCGTCGCTACTCTTAATTTGAAGTACTTCACCCATATCATTCTTAAGGGTACATTCGTCCGCGATTATATCCAAAGCAGACGCGATAATAGCGTCAGTATCCATTGCATCATAATCAGAATAGATTTGAGTACGTAGATATTTCCAATTAAGATTTAATTGAGCACCATAAAGTGATGTACTATTGTTAGAGTAAATACGACTATAACGGTCTATTAGTGAGTTAGTTTGATATTCTCCAGTAGCTTGAATACTGTTAACATCCATTACTTTAAGTTCGTTACCCCCAGCATTTCTGATGATAACATCAGTAGAGAATAATCGTCTTAGTCGTGTAAATACACTTGTATCTGCCATTTTATATTAAATTATGTATATAAATATTATAATAACCAACTAATGTCTTCAGATCCATGTCCAAAATCCATTTTGTATGGATTGTTGTTGAATGTTGTTCCGTAAATACCTTGTTGGTTTGTTTTAACTACAGTAATGTTACTAAGCATTGCACGAGTTAAATCCATTCCTTGTGTTTTAAATTTAAGAGCTGTGTCTCTTATGTACATTGCTGTTCCAAAACTCATAACTAAATCATCATTGTATCCTGATTGTGCTTCTGGTCTGCCGTTTCTCCAAATAAACACTTTCATTTCTTCTAATAATCGTTTAGATTGTATGATAACACTTTTATCTCCAATATACTCTCTAAATTTACTAATTACAAGTGGTCTTGTTTTTAAAGACATTGTAAATCCAGGTGTCATTTTTGATGGATCATCATACTTATCTAAATAAGAATCAGCGTTTGTAGCTTCAGTTTTTGGAGAATGGTATAAATTTCTATATCCTCTTTCTTGAACTGCTTCAATTGTTGACCATCCTATATTAGCATTTTCAACAACTAATAGTGCTTCATTATACTCTGTGGCTATTGCTACTAACAAATAACCAAATTCTCTAGGTGATAATTGTCCTTTATATTCACCTACTTGAGTATTTGTTTCAACATCTATAATATGAAATGCTGAGAAATCTTTTCCATCTCCTCGAGCAACGTCTGCTACAACTATATAACTACGACTATAATCTGCTGGTTCCCATATCCATAAGTTATGATCGACTCCGCGCCTCTCCAAGGGATCCTTAATATAAGTTTGAGCAATAAAGTCTATATACTCAGGATAAAATACTACATCACCAGATGTACTAAAATCACAGTCACATTCTTGAGCCGCCATTCTAGGATCACCTAATAATTCATCTTGTCGTTTCCTCCAATTCTCATCTCGCTCAGGATGAACATACCATGGTAATTTAATAGGTAAAAATTGGTTTTCACCTGCTTCTGCTTTAACCCATGTTTGATGGAACCAATTACCAGTACCATATGGGGTAGATAACACAATTGCTCCACCACCTGTTGCTAAGGTTTGTTGAGCAGATGCCCAAATCTCACCAATACCATCAATAAACGCGGCCTCATCTATAATCAGCAAAGAAACTGCTTCAGATCGACCTGCATCACCAGCTGCTGATACTGCTTTAACCTGGGAGCCATTACTTAGTCGTAATGTTAATTTATTATTTTCCTCAGCTGTTATTTTTAACCAAGAAGGTAAGTTTTCAAACATGAATTTAACTTTCGTCACCATGTTTTTAGCTGTTTCTTGTTTAGTTGCTATACATAAGATATTTTTATCCTTATGGAATAACATTAACCATAAAGAGTAACCTGCTACTAGAGTAGATATACCTAATTGTCTTGATTTAAGTATTATATCGTATGGATTATCTTTCCATAAGTTAAGTACTTTATCTTGAAATGGGTATAGGTTAAATAATACTCTACCACGTTGTGGGTGTTGAATATAGCAGTATTTACGCATAAAGTGCGCCGGATTAGAGGCGCACTTCAGGTATTCTTCACGAATTATTTGTTTTATGTCTTGACTCATAAGTAACCCTTATTAAGGGAGGTATTATCTGATAACGTCAGATATTAATGCTTTAAGATCTTTACCTCCATCTTTAAACAACTTTTTAATTTCTGGCTTCTTGATAAGTTGTCTAACAATTTCAATATTTTCTTTAGTTGGGTTAGCTAATTTTTTCTTAATACCTGACTCTAGCTTGTCTAATCTTTCTTTATCAGCAGGTGATAATGATTTAGCTAATTTAGTTGAACTAAACTCTTTATCTAATTTCTTAAGTTCAGCTTTTGTTGGTTCAGCGTTAGCTATTTTAGCGTCTTTTTTATCATCTTCATCTTCTTTACCATAAGTATCTTCTACTTCTTCATCTTCATCTTTAGCTTCTTCCATTGATTTTAATTCCACATCAACTCCTTGTGCTGTTAGCTTTTTAAGTTCTGTTGGAGGTGTATTTTTAGCTACAACAACAGTACCTCTTGTTCTATCAGCATCTACTTCACCTAAGATTTCAACAATATTTTCTTCAATATGTTTTTTTAATTCAGATAATTTCATTGTGTTTAGTTTTTGCGTATAAATATCAAAAACCTAGACAAGATTTAACTTGTTTAATTCTTTCTTCAGTAGTACCTGATATGAATGCTAAGTTTTTAATTTGATTTAAATTCTCACTTATAGTACCTTTAATAGTTATGTCAATTAACTTACGATAACCAGCATCTGTTTCTCTAACCCCATTATCTTCTATATCAACTCCAACTGGTGATACATAGAATATATAATCATACTCCCAAATTAATGGGGCAGCATATTTAGTAAATGCTATTTTATCATCACTATTAATTGATTGAGCACATTTAGCAAATGACATTACATCAATAATTGTTCTATCAGTGATAACATTTTCTCTCATTAACTCAGAACAGCGTTCAGCTAAGAATATTGTTTGTCCTTTTAATGTACTGTCAGTGTTTAATGGAATACCTAAATCACGTAAATATTTACTACGCTCAGTAGCAAAATAATAATCTTTAAATTCAGGTAATTCCTTTAATGCATTTACTAATGTAGATTTACCTACACTCATTGTTCCACAAAATCCTATTTTCATAATACTATCTTTTTTTCATGTCCTACTATAATTGTAGGATCAATATATGACTTAAATCCTCTTTGCCTAGCTTTTTCTTGAAAAGTAAAATCTTCCCATTGATCAGGATCAATAGGTTCAAATGGATCAACTATATAATCAAGTACTTCACGTTTAACTAACATAAAACCCATTCCATTTGCTTTAACCTCAATTAAATCCGTTTGTCCTTCAATATCATTAACAGTTAATGTTCGACCATCTAGCCCACAGCAAGCAAATATATCTGGTGTTTTCTTATATATCCCTGAGACTATAGGTAAGTTATGATTTATTAGTCTTTCAAGCATTTGAAAATTAAATACTTGATCACTATCAATCCACATATAGTGAGTTGGTCTTAACATTTTAGCTCTATCAAGTAATGCTTGTCTATTATAGAATACATTTGGAACATACCCAGTAACTAGAAACCAATCCCATTCTTTAGGGATTGATTTTAATGTACTTGTCCAACTGTTTATAAATTTTTCTGAAAACTCTCGTCCAGGAAGAATAAAACCTATTTTCATTTAGAATCTTTGTTTAGCTACACCTGATTTATACCATGGTAATCCAACTCCATCTTTTCTAGCTTTTTTATGACTGTCCTTAGTATGTTGAACACCATTAATATAATATTCTTCTTTACCTTCTGGTGTAATTAATGCTGGGCCTTCCCAGTTATGTAACTTACCATCTTTAATATGACGTACTGTGCCGTCAGGTGATGTGAATTTTTTTGTTTTTAATGTTTCATCTACAACTAATGGTTTTACTTCTTTCATGTTATTAATTTATTTATTAAATATAACATCTTTATCCCTAATAGCCAAACAAGTGTTATATATTTTCTAGATAATCTAAGAAATCTTCAAACACTTCACGCTGTTCATGTTCTGACTTTGTTATAGCTTCACGTAATATAGTTGGAACATCTTGATTAGATTCAACTAATAATAACTTGAATGTATTTAATGTTGATTCAGCTATTAATAAATCAGTTTGACTGTCGCCATAGTCTTCTAAGTCGTTTAAATATAATTGAATATATTCGTTTAATTTATTTTTTGAGACTTTCATATATAAGATTTTTTAAACGTTTAAATGCTTCAGTTAATTTTTGTACTTGTGAGTTTAACCACTTTAAACGCTCTCCAAAACGTTTACCTTCCATTGGTTTTTCTGTATTGCCATCTGGGATGTATTTGGCTAATGGTTTCATGTACTCGCTTCCTGTTAAGAATACAAATTGATCTTTTTCAGGATTAATACCTGCTGACTTCATCTGTTTAATTGTTTCTTCACCCCATTTTTCTTTCTCATCTTTAGGCATTTCCTTAAGAGTTTTATCGTAAGGTTCTAATTTCTTAGTTAAAGGAACTAAATGATGTTTAGCAGATAAGATATACATTTTATCTGGTTTGAGTGATTTACCATATTCTAATGTTTTTTGGAACATTGGAGAAGCAGAATACAGCTCCTGTGCTGGAGCTGCATGTTTAGTCTTTGATTTGGTACAACTTAAAAGTACTACTTTAGCCATTAATATTGTTTACGTATAAATATTAGGCAAGTGTTATCTCTTTAATTACTTCTTTTTTAGCTAAGTCGTTTATACGATAAATTAAACAAGGCATTAATTGTGGGATCAACTCAGGACATTTATCACTAAAATGTGCTAACAATGATTCAAATGCCGGAACATATCCTCTATATTGTATTCTTATGCCTAATTTTTTAGTATCTAATACTTTTTTAACTAAATTATAATTTTTATTAGGACTTGTTTTACGCAAATCCATAAACATATTATATAAAGCTATAATATAAGATTTTGATGCTTCAAACTCACAGTTAGCAATAATTTCTTTTGCTACCTCCCAATTACCAGTATCAGTACTTTTTAACATTCCATATAAATTTTGGAATATATCAAAATCAATAACTAATCCTTTATTAATATCTTCATTTACATTTGAATCAAATACAACTTTTAAATTATGTTTTTTAACATTATCTAATAGATTAATATAAAACTCTAAACTATCAAATGCTTTTTTAGAACCGTGTGATCCTTCAAGTCTAATTCCTCTATGTATTGTAGCTTTATCTTTAATAGTTTGGAAGGCAGGAATTTTAGAACATATATTATTATATTCATTCATTGATACACAATAATGAGTAATATGTTTTTTTCCTTTTATAGTTATATCATTCCATTTATTTTTCATTGGATTGATATGTTTTTTAAATTTAGGATCTTCTATTAAAACATTTATTGGAAATACTAAATAGTCAGTTATATGATTAGTTAAATATGTTCTTGTAAGACTATCCCATACTGTAATATTATGGTAATGATTTTCAATAAATTCTTTATTAATAATTAGAGTATCTAATTTCTCAAGTTTACGAGCAGTAGTTATATTTAACTTATTTTCTTCAATATAATTTTTAAGTTTATATGAAGGTAACTCAGATAATGGAGTAATATATACTGCACTGTCATCAGTTAATTTATTATCTTTTATTTCATTTAAGAAATTTTTAATTTTAGTTTGATAATCTTCAGGTATAATACCTCCTATTAAATTGTAACCTACATTAAATATTTCGATGCGGTGAGGGTGACCAGAATTAACAGTTGTTAAATGTCCTATATTTTGATTTTTCATAATTACTTAGTTAAAAATTGAATTAAAGTTTTATTTAACATTAATGATTTAAAAGCTGATGGGTTGTTATTGTAAGTTGTTTTTACAATTTTATATTTTAAATCCATAGCAAACAACTCTTCATTCATTAAAAACGCTAAACGATCAATATATGGTTTTTCAACTTTATTATTCTTAGCATAATATGAGCTAAAGTTAACAATACGAGTTGATAAAATTGATGCTAAATCTGCTCTATATTTATCACCCTTACCAATAATACCTTTTAAAGTATTTAAAACATACTCCTCACTTTCATGAGTCATAATAGTTTCTGGTGAGATGATTTTATCTAATTTATTATTAATAAACATTGTGAACATAGTTGTGAACTCAGGCCCAACACTACCCTCACCAATCATTTGAATTAAACCTAACTCACTATCAAATGAATTTAATGATGAGATTGAATTAAAGAATGTTGTAATACTTCTTGAGTTAGTATTAGTTGATACCAATTCTGGATGTTTAAGTAAGAAGTTAATACATCTACTATCTATTGTAGCATCTTCAGCCCACTCACTCCAACAATTAATATCAAATTTAAGATTAACTGAGATGAATCGTGTTTTTTGAGCACTATCAATACTATTAACTAAATAGTCTCCATTATCCGGGTTACTTGTTAATATAATATGCCAATCTTTAGGTAATGTCCAACTAATATACTGTTGTCTATCAATTAACTCCATAACAGCTTGAATAAACCTAACATCAGCGCGGTTCCAGTCATCTAATAATAAGATACCTCCATTAGTTTTGCCACTAATCCATTCAGGTGGACAGTAACTCATACGATTTAGACCTGTAAATTTGTAACCTTGTTTAGTATACTCTTCTACTGCATGTTCGTCAATCCATAAACAGTCATTATCAGTTTTACATACTTCAAATTGGCGGATTGGAAAACCTACTAAGTCACCTAGCTCCTCAATTTGAGCTAAGTTCAACTTAACAAAGTTTAGATCTGTTTCTTTGGCTAATTGTAAAATTGTTGATGTTTTACCAATACCAGAGTCACCAACTACCTCAACGGCTACAGGTAACTTACCATTCGATTGTAAATAACGATTGTTATTTATAATGTGTTTTAAGAATTGTTTTGCCTCTTTAATGTTTAGAGACACTTCAGCGTGTTTTGTTTTTTGTTTTGCCATAACCTTTATTTATTTTAATTAAATATAACATTTGTATTTTAAGAAGCCAAACTTATCTTGATTGTGTGGCCCCATCCATTTCCTTTTACTGTTTCTATATCATCACCATTTGAACATATAACCATCATCATTGGTTTAAATGTCTTAACTTCATTTTCGCCTATATAGCCATCAGTTAATATGATTAAGCTGTTAAACTCCCTATGCTTATTAAAATATGTAATAAATGGATTCATATCAGTACCACCTCTACCTGTTATTTTGTCAGGCACATCTCCTTTATACTCATATACATTATGAATATCAGCATCACCTTCAGCTACAGTAATTGATACACCAGTTTTATACATGTGATTAATTTCATTAAAGAACTCAATTAAATCTTTTTCACCAACTGAACCTGATGTGTCAACTCCTACTAATATTTTCTTTTTAGTTTTGATTTTCAATGCTGGGTTTTCTTGGAAACGTTTATTTAGTTTACGTCTTGTTTTTTTAGTATATGTTTTTGAAGATGTACCACAGAATCGTCTAAAATATGACTTCCAATCATATGAAGATTCTGTTTCTTCAAACATATTATCAATCCAACTTTGTAATTCATCAGGTATGAATCCTCTACCTTGATTATTTTGTGAATTAACAATTTCTTTAATTTGATGTTCAATTTGCGCTTTAGCTAATTTGGCATCAGCTTCACCCATACCATCAAATTCTTTCCATGTTGGGTGTAAACCACCATCCATTCCTGTTAAACTATCCATTAATGCTTGTAATGATGGACTTGTACCTTTATCTAATGCTTGTTGTAACAATCCATAATACACTTTAGTACCAGCTTTCTCAGGTAGATTTAATTCGGGAAATGACGATAATAATATAATATCATCTGTTGGATAATACTCTGGTGTTAGATATTGATTAATTTCTAAATCCGCAGCTATATTATGTAATTCATGATTAGGAAACCACTCTCTATCTTCTAAGTGGTTAAAACATATATGAAGTAGCTCATGTTTTAATAGACCTATCTTCTTTTTGTCATTATCTAATGAGTTCCAAAATTCCTCATTGATAGCTAGTTGATAATTAATGTTATTTTTAGAAACTCCAGCAGTAGGTAAATCCTTTCTTACAACTTTATTAAGAGTTGACATGAATATACCGTAGAATGGTTCACTAAACATTAATTGTTTGCCTATTCTTGATAGGTCTTCTTGTAAATTCGCCATAAGTATTTATAATTATAGCTAAATATAACAAAAGGGTCCGGCAAAGCCAAACCCTTCATGTCAAATGTTATGTATAGTCTTTATAAGAGCGACTCAGCTACATATATTCCTTGCGCTCCACTTACTGTAATTCCACGAGCAGATAAAGCATCTCCTACAAAATGCACATTAGGATAATCAGTTAATGCTAAGTTTTTATAATCTACTAATGGTTCAGGACTTAAATACTTAACTTCAGGTATATACATTCCCCAATCATTACCAAACTTAAATATTTTATTCATTTGGTCAATAAAGTTAATAATGTAATCAGCATATTCACCCATTACTTCTTTAAATTGGTTTAGATTACCAACTTGAACTGTATTAATACTTTCACCTTCAGATGTTTGTGATGGTGTACGAGATGGACTATAATATAACCCAATATTTCTAAATTGTAATTTACTTACTACTTCTCTTGACCATTCAAATGGATTTTCAATACCTTTAATTTCCATTAATATACCAAAGTTAGTCATATCATTTCTAAATTCTTCACCTTTTTTAGCATGACCATTATAAGTAATATCACTATATGTTTCTTCTACCGCTACATAAGCTGCGTTATTGTTAGTACAAAATGAACGTAATGATACATTATTGAATTTTTGATATAGTTTAAAATCATAACTAACATCAATTAATTTTTGGAAGTATTTTTGTGGTGCTTCAAAACGAACTCCAATTTGTACTGATTTTGGTTCTGTTGGTAAGTTATATTCGTCTGCTAATTTTTTACCAAAGTCAATACCTGATTTACCTACTGCAAATATTAATTCATCATATGATATTACTTCTAAACTATCCTTAATATCAATATACTCAGTTTTAAAATCAATGGCTGATACTTCAGTATTCCATTTAAATTTTACACCTTTGTTAATTAAATATGAATACCATGTTTTAGCAATTTCATGTAGATAATTTGAACCAATATGCCATACTGGGAATAAACGTAATCCAAAATATGGTTTAATAAAATCAGGTTCTGCTTGTGGGTCAGAGCAAAATATTTCTTCTGGTTTAGGATGGAAACGTCTAAAGTTACTAATAACTTGATCCATTAATTCCATTGCTTTCTCTTCACCGCAGTACTTTGATAGTACACCTCCGATAGCAGTATGGTATGTTAATTTACCATCTGACCACCCACCAGCGCCTAACATACCAGTCATTACCTCTTCAGGTAAACGATTATGTGGATCATTTCCTTTGTCTATAATGGTGATTAATTCACCTGGGTAGCCGTTATCGACTAATTTAGTAGCTGCGTTTATACCCGCTACTCCCGCACCTATAATTACTATTTTCTTATTCATATAATATTAATATAATAAATTTATTTTAAAAGCCAAACTAAGGTGGCCCACCTTTTGGGTGGGCCACAGCTCCTTAGTATTTTTATTAAATCGACAGGCTATGAATCTGTCTATATGTTATTTATTTTTTGTAATTGTCATATATATACTGGCCTATCATTAATAAAGCAGCGGCTGCTAAACCTCCAAGGACAGCAGCTGTCATATGAGACGGAGAATATCCTAACATTTTCATTTCTGGGGTTATAATATCTCCAAGACTAGCTATATAACGAGCTAAAGCACCTCCTCCAAATAAACCACCTAAAAATAATGCTCCATAATTACCTTCTTCTTCACCTAATGTTTTTGCTTTTTTAGCAAAAGCTAAAGCTATTTTATAAACATCTTGAGGATTAACATCAATATCTCCTTCATTTAAAGAAATATTAAATTTAGCTAATATTTTATTTAATTCTTCTGTTGCTTTTGGGTCAGCAGCTATCTTATCAGCTATAGCTTTTAATTTAGGATTTGATTTTAATTGATCTATATTATTAGCAATATCTTTTGCTATTTTTTCTGGTGTTGGTGCTTCTTGTTGGTCTTCAGATTCTCCAATTAGTTCATCATCTGGAGATATTCCTAAAATTTTTCTGGATATACCATGGATTATTAATGATGCTACTAAACTAATAACTGGGCCTACGAATGCTCCGAAACTCCATGGACTCATATCTATTAAATAGTTAATAACAAATCCAAATGGAAGACCACCTAATGCTAATAGGTTTAGACCAGTTAAATTTTTAACTAATCTTACAACTTCGTATGCTATTTTGTCTACTGTTTCTTCAGCTCCTTCTTTTAAATCTTCAGGAGTTTTAGCATCTTTATCTAGGTTGATAGCATCTACTTTAGTCATTATATCTTCTAAAGAAGGAGCACCTTTAGCTTCAGCTAAATTAAATTTAGCTTTAAAGTTTTCTTTGTCTTTTTCAGACATTTTAGTCACAACAGAATTAATAAGTTTATCAAAAGCAGGTAAACTTGCTATCTTATCTTTAACTTTATTTAAAGCTCCAGATAATGATATTTCTTCTAATTGATTCTCAATTAATCTTTTTTTTTGATTGTATTGAGCTTCAGTAATTACACCTGCTAATTTTTGCATTTTAAG